GATAAGGACGAATTGGGAGCCGTTCGCCATGCAATGACGGCAAAAGAGTTGAACGACCTGTATAAGCGTTTGGAAAACTTTATTGCCGATTGCACCCGGTCGGAGGTTGACGCCAACCGGGATGCGCTTAACAAGGTGCAAAGCATGATACACCAAAGAATGATATTAACAAACAAATAAGTAGTAACCGCCGGGGGCAACCCCGGCATAAAAAGAGCGATAAAATGATTATCAAAAAATTAGAGTTGTCGAATTTCCAAGTAATTAAGGAGTTCAACGCAGATTTTGAGGGTAATGTATATTTCATTACCGGGGACAATGAGTTAGGAAAATCCACGCTATTAAAGGCAATCGGGGCGTTGTTGACCGGGAACCGTGACGCCGTATTGAAGAACGGAGAAAGCAAAGGTTTTGCAAAAATGATTGTCGGCGACGACGGAGAGGAATACGAGGTTGAATTGAAATTCACAAAAGCAAACCCACGTGGCACGTTATCAATTAAATCAAAGACAACCGGAATGAAAAGTGATAACGTTTCTATGTTGCAAAAGATTTTCGGTTATACAGATTTTGACGCCGTGGAATTTTCCCGTTGGTCGGAAACCGCCGAGGGACGCAGAAAGCAAATTGAGGTTGTAAAGTCTTTGTTGCCGGAAGAAGTAAGAACAAGGATTGCCGAAATTGATACAACCGTTGCCGGGCTTAAAACAGAACGTACCGGAGTAAACCGAGATTTGAAAACCTACAAATCAATATCAGATGCAGCCGGGCAGGGATTGACAACGCAGGATTTGAAAACGTATGCCAAACCAAAGGACATTACGGAACTGATGAAAGAACAGCGGGAAAACGCAAAGTTGGTTGAGAAAGCAAAGGGCGTGCGTTTACGTATGGAAGAAAGAAAGGGGAGATTGGCAGAGATTCCGGTACGTTTGGCAGCCGCCAAAGATTCATACAATAAAGCAATTGAGGCGGCAAAAAAAGCAATGGAAGAAGCCGAAAAGACGTATAAACAAACCGTTTCGGTCGTTGAAGAAGAAAAGAAAGATTATGAGGGAAAAATAGCAAGTGCCGAAAAATGGTTAACAGATTATGAGGCTTTGAACCCGAATAATTTCGATACAGAAAAACAATTGAAAGAAGCCGAGGAACACAACAAAAAGGCTGCAAAGGTTGCCGATTATCTTTCAAAGAAAAAACAAGCAGACGACAAAAAAGCAGAAGCGGAAAAGATGGATTCAGAAATTGCGGAATTATCCGCCGAGCGTGAAAAACTTATTTCGTCGGCGAAATTACCGATTTCCGGGCTTTCGTTTAGTGATGATGGGTTAGTATTAAATGACGTCCCATTTGTCGCCGGAAAGGTTTCAGATTCGCAGATAATGGAGGTTGCCGCAAAACTGATTATAGCAAGTAACCCAACCGTGAAAGTATTCCGCATTGCGAGGGGCGAAAGTTTGGGCGAAAAGAGATTGCAAGCAATTATTGATATTGCCAAGAAAAACGGGTTCCAAGGATTCATTGAAGAAGTTAAAAGAGGGCAGGACGATTTGATTATTGAGGAATACACAGAAAGCGAGTAATTAACCGGGGCGTCGGTTCCCCGGCGTCCCTTAAACAAAACAATATGGAAGTTAAAGAAATGACAATTGCGGACGTGTTGAAAACACCCGCTTTTTATAATAATCTGAAAGTGGTTATTTCCGATTTGGAAAACACCCGCAGAAAAGCCGGAATGATGGCGGACGCACCATTGAAGCGGCACCCGATAGACCGTTTGCAGGAACGAGGAGTTTTTGAACCGGGACAAATGACGGTATTGTATGCAAATGCAATGGATAAGAAGTTGCAGGGATATTCAAGCAGCGAAAGAAAGTTTATATTGGAAGTTGGCGGCGAAGCGTTTAATAAGACAATGAAAAAATTAATAGCCGATGAAAAAGCGAGAAATAACAGCGACGGGGACAATAAACAATAACGGCGGGTTGGCAATGTACATGGGGGAATTAAACGAGTTTTTCAAGGGTTGGAAAGGTTCCCGCATTATTGCCCGGTTTATTGTAGCGTCCTCCGGTTCGTCCGAGGCTTTGAAAGGGTATTATTTCAACTATGTTGTACCGACGTTTAAGCACGCAATTTGGGAGGCGGGCGAACGTCTTACGGAGGAACAAACAGAACGCCGATTGCGTGAGTTGTCCCCGGTTATGTATGAGCAAACCCCGGATATTAACACCGGGAAATATGAAACCAGATTGCGTACAATTGCAGAGTTAAGCAATGCTGAATTAATAGAACATATCGAATTTTTAAAACAACTTGCAAGTGAAGAATATTATTTGTATATTGCAGACCCAAATGAAATTTGATTATGGAAAATGAAATATGGAAAGAAATACCCGGATATGAAGGGTTGTATGAGGTTAGTAATTACGGGCAAATTAGGTCTATTAAAAGATTAGAAAAATGCGGTAATAAAACAAGAATACGAAAAGAACGTATTTTGAAACAATCATTAAGGCGTGGTTATTTGTTTGTATCATTATGTAAAAATGGGGAAAAAGAAAATGTTGTAATACATAGAATTGTAGCATTATTATTTATTCCTAACCCAAATAATATGCCGGAAGTAGACCATATTGATGGTAATAAAATTAATAATAAAGTCAGTAATTTACGATGGGTAACAGCAAAACAAAATAGCAATAATTTAAAAGCCCCCAATACGTATATTGGTAAAAAACTAAATAAAGGAGGCAAGGCAGTTTTGCAATTTGATTTATCGGGTAACTTTATAAAAGAATGGGTTACAGCAATGGAAGTTGAAAGAAGTTTAGGTTTTAGACGTAGTTCTATAAGTAATTGTTGTAATGGCGTTTTGAAAACAGCATTTGGTTTTAAATGGAAATATAAATGATATGTTTTGCAAGTGTAACGGAAAACGTAAGAATTACCCGTTGGCGGGTTGGCGGATTATTCGCCACGAATACACGCCAAAGCATTACAGCCGGATAAAGTGTTTGCGTTGCGGGTGCGTTTGGATTACCCGGGCAAAATATATTGAGCAAACGCCCAACGACGACGGGCAAAAACGATTATTTTAACGAACAAAAAAGTAACGAGAGCATGAAATTGGAATTAAAAGACATTTGTTTTTTCGATTGCGAAACAACAGGAGTACCCGCAAAGGGTTTGAAATGGGATGCGGATTTTAACCAATTCCCGCACGTCGTACAATTGGCGTGGGCGTTCGGCGACAAAGAACGCAGTTTTATAATTAAGCCGGACAATTACGAGATACCGCCGGAAACAACCGCAATACACGGGATAACGACCGAACGGGCAATTGCCGAGGGCGTACCGTTTGCCGAGGTTATCGACGAATTTTTGGCGGATGCCGCCGCCGCCCCGCTTGTATGTGCGCACAACATTTATTTCGATACGTCGATGTTGAAAGCGAACATTTTGCGTTATTGCGGCAAAGAGTATTACGACGCCAAAGCCGAGGACGCATTGCACAAGGGAAAGCGCATTGATACAATGATGAAAACTATTAAATTTGTCGGCGCATTGTATCAGAATGGCAAACCGGGAAAATTCCCCAAATTGGAGGAATTATTTGCAAAGTTGTTCCCCGGCGAAACATTCCCGGCGCACGACGCATTACAGGACGTTAAGGCATTACGCCGATGCGTCCCGGAATTGGTCGAATTGGGGATTATCGAGTTGAAGCAAAAGGAATACCCGGCGGAACAACTCAAAGCGAAATTTGAGCCGGAAAAGCCCGGAAACGGGGGCATTGAGTTTTACGACCCGAACCCCGTAACGGAGCCAATCGGAACCGGGAACCCCAAGCGGGAACCCGTACCGGAACCGGAACCAATCCCGGAGCCTCAACGCCCGGCGGTCGCCCGGAATAAGACGACAAAGGATTTGTTGGACGAAACAGATTTTTAGAGTATGGCAAAGCGAACGAAAGACGAATTTACACGGGATTGGATAATTGAAAATTCCGTTGAGATTTTGAGCCGATACGAACCCGGAGTTTTGACAATCCGTGCGTTGCATTATCAATTAGTCAGTATCGGAATGACGAACACGTTGCAACATTACAAACGTGTCGTCGCCGCAATGGAGGTCGCCCGGTGGGACGGTCGGGTTGATTTTGAGGCGTTCAGCGACCGAGATAGGGCAATGTGTGGTTATACCCACGCCGAGCCAACCAATTTGGAGGACAAACAGGACGAAGCAAAACAACAGGTTCGGGCGTGGATGCGTTCGTATGGGAAAAACCGTTGGGAAAATCAACCCTATTATCCCGAAATCCTTATTGAAAAGAAAGCATTGGAGGGCGTTTTTGCGAAACCGTGCGCCAAATGGGGCATTGCGGTTGGTGCTTGCAAAGGGTATCCGTCGTTGACGTTCTTATATGAATTGTCCGAGCGTATGCGGGACGCCATAAGCAACGGGAAACAACCTATAATCCTGTATTTCGGAGATTACGACCCGTCCGGGGAAGATATACCCCGGTCAATTGGCGAGAATTTGGAGAAATTCGGGGTTTACGGGGTTGAAATACGCCGTATTGCCCTAATGGAACAACAGGTTATCGAATGGGGATTGCCGCCCGCCCCGGCAAAGGAAACAGACAGCCGGACGGCAAATTGGGACGGATTGGGACAGGTCGAATTAGACGCCGTTAAGCCGGAAAAATTGATTGCTTTGTTGGACGATGCGATTAACGAGATATTCGACCAAGATTTGTACGACGAATTGATTGCAACGGAAGCCGAGGAACGGGAATTGTTCCAAGCCGAGTTAAAACGATACGTTGAGGAAGATTTGTAAAACCGAGCCGGGCGGGTTCCCGGCAACAAATAAATTATCAAAAAATGAGCGAGAAAAAAGAAACCGCAAACGTAATGCCGATACCGACCGAAAAGGCGTTTGCATTGTCGAAAGTCAAGACGTTAAAGGACGGCGGATTGGACGTGCATTATGAAGTTACCGAAACCGTCGGTAATGAGAGTTACACGAACAAATACCACGTCGAAAGCGCAAAGGACATACACCCGGATTTGCGCAATTGCTTTGACAGGTTGCGCCCAATTATGGGGCGTATTTTCAATATCACGTCGTTTTTGTCCCTTATGGATACGCCGGATATGAAAGCCAACCAAAAGCAGAAAGACGCCGCCCGTAACTTTGCGGACGAAATGTTGAAAAACATTGAGGTTCGGGGCGTGTCCCTTTCCGGTCAAGATGATAACGTTGGTTGCGTCCTTACGGGGTTGTTCACGGTATCCAATAACCAAAAGACGGCGATAAATTCGCCCCGTCTGAATTTCAATATCGAAACGTTCGGTTTTGAGGAAGAATTAGAAGAAATTATTGGCGACATTGAAAACGAGGTTTACGCCTTTCTTTTCAAGGGTAAAAAGGCGCAATTGGAATTGTTCGGGGCTGACGGCGAACCCGCACCGGGTTTGGTCGCAGAACCGGAAAAGGAGGGCGGATTGTTCCCGGAGGTCGGCGACCCGGCTAACGAGGACGACCCGGAGGACGAAACGGCGGATATGTAAGCAATGGAACCGATATTGCTAACAGACCGGGAGGAATACCAATTTGTAACCGATAGGGGGTTTTGCCCCCTGTTGGATTACAAGCGGTTTACAATGGATATTCGTTTGCGGGTCGAAATACAACGGGAATTGTTCGGACATTGCGTTTTCGGTCGTGGCAACATACCGCAAGCCAATGAACGTTTTTTTAGGTGGGTTTGGGAACATAAACCGCACCAATGCGAAGAATGTTTGAAGCCATTGCACAACTATTCCGCCGTATATTGTTCGCATATATTGACCCGTGGGGCATACCCGGAGGCAGCGCATGATGCAAGGAATATAAATATACTTTGCTTTGAACACCATAGCCAATGGGAAAACGGAGATAAAAGTAAAATGCGAATATTTCCCGGAAATGTTCGGACGATGGAGTTAATAAAAAAAGAGTATGGAAGTTTGGAAAGAGATACACGGATATAACGAACGTTACGAGGTCAGCAATTACGGGCGTGTTCGTTCTAATGATATGATTATAAACGGTAGGTTACAGAATTGCCACCATAAAAAAGGGCGCATATTGAAACCGCATACCGATAAAGAGGGATACAAAGGCGTTGTTTTATGTGTCAATCAAAAACGCAAAACGTTTCGGTTACATAGATTAGTTGCGGCGGCTTTTATTCCGAACCCGGACAATTTGCCGGAAATCGACCATATCGACGGCGACAGAGCCAATAATCATGCGGACAACTTACGTTGGAGTACCCGGAAACAAAATGCCAATAATCCAATAACCCGGAAACGGGTTGCAGTTTCTAAAATAGGAGAACGAAATCCGAATTATAAGAAATGAGAACAAAAAAGAGAACACCCGATTACGGGGCAATTTCCCGCCAATCAATCAAAAATGATTTCAGACGGGTACAGACATACCCGGCAAGGGAGAAACGCCAGCAAATCGAAAATCCGCCCGAAATAAATGCAGAAATACGGGTTTTGTTTGTTGGCGAAAATTCAGGTTATTACAAATTGCGTTCTTTCATTGTTGGTAAATTGGTTCGATTAGTTCAAAAATCAAGCGTCGGCGGTTGGGTTTGTGAGTTCGTACACGACGACGACCGAAAAGCGATAAACCATGCCGCCGGATGGTCGGACAATAAGAAACAATATTTGTTGGATTGCGTAAAATTCAAGTGATATGAAAATAAAATCAAAAACCGGATATAAAATTGCGTTATACACGTTCGTGACGTTAACGGTTGCGTCTTATATGTGGGCGTTGTATAGTATCATTGTTTGGATAATTAAAGCGTTTTTTGTATGAGTGTAAACAAGGTTATTTTGATGGGACATACCGGGAAAGCCCCGGATTTTAGGGAGTTCGACAACGGGGGTTGCGTGGCGACCTTTTCGTTGGCAACCACGAAACGAGGTTATACCACAAAGGACGGGCGGCAAATCCCGGAGCGTACCGAATGGCATAACGTCGTATTGCAAAACGGGTTGGCAAAGGTCGCCAATCAGTACGTCAAAAAGGGCGACAAACTGTATATTGAGGGCGAATTGAGAACCCGGAGTTATGACGATGCGCAAGGCGTCAAACGGTATGTTACCGAGATAGTCGCAACCGATATGGAAATGTTGACCCCGAAAGCGACCGGAGCCGGGGCGCAAGTACCGCCGCCGCCCGTGCCGGATGCACCCCCCCCCGACGGAAACGACGATTTACCATTTTAAGCCGTGGACGATATGGGAGCGATAAACGGACGGGTTATTTACAGCCCAAAAGGTAAAGCCGGGGAATACGCCGAGAACGCCGCCAATTTCTTTGTCGGTTGTTCCAACGGTTGTACTTACTGTTATTTGCGCAAAGGTCGTGGCGCAAAGGTATTGGGAGGCAGTCGCCCGGAGTTGAAAAAGACGTTGCGGGAATATCCATACGCTTTGGATATCTTCAAAAACGAATTGTTGGCGCATAAGGAGGAATTGCAGAAAACGGGGTTATTCTTTTCGTTTACGACCGACCCGTTGTTGCCGGAAACGGAACGGTTGACCCGTCAAGCGGTCGGCGTTTGCCAACGCCACGGCGTCCCGGTTAAGATATTGAGCAAATGCGCCGAGGGGATAAACGTATTTATCGACTTTGCCGAGGCGTCCGAGGGTTGGGACGTGTCCCGTATCGCTTTGGGCGCAACGTTGACAGGTTGCGACGAATTGGAGCCGAACGCCGCCCCAAATACGATGCGGGTTAATGTGTTGGCACGGGCAAAACGCCACGGGTTCCGCACCTTTGCAAGCGTGGAGCCAATCCCGCCGGGAATGTACGACCGGGCAATTGGGATAATCAAATTGTCGTATCCGTTCGTTGACCTGTATAAAATCGGGTTGCAGAGCGGCGGCAAATATCAGAAACGGGAAATACGATTGATTTACGACACGATTACGGAACATTGGGAGGGACGCCCGGAACAACCCCGTATCTATTGGAAAGATAGTATTGTTAATCCGTTGGGGATTGACCGGGGAGAATTGCCGGGGTATTGTGTCCCTGTTAATTATGATTTGTTTAACAATGAAAAGTGAAATACGGGTTGAGGTTCCCGCCGATTGCCGATTGGTCGGAGTAAGGACGGACGGCGATGTTGCCGTTATCATTTACGAGCCAATCCAAAACGTCCGGCAAATTGGATTTATCCATTACCCGGAACCCGACGACGAAACCGAGGAACCCGAAAATAAAAAGTAAATATGCAGTACAGCAATAAGGATTACAACCCGGAAAAGCACGACCGTTGGCGTGCGTTGACCGTAAAACAGCCATACGCAAATGATTTGGTAACGGAGGCGTACAAGGACGAAAACGGTATTGTTTACGGGAAAAAGACAATTGAAGTTCGGAGCAAAAACACGTCATACCGTGGCGACGTGCTGATATGTTCCGCAGCGTCCCCGGTTTATCCGGGAATGGAAAGCGGCGTTACTTTGGGATTGGTTGAGTTGTACGACGTAAAGCCGATAAAAGAGTTTACGCCGGAGGATTGGGAAAACACCCGGATTCCAAAGGAAAAGAGGGCGAAAATAACAAAGGGGTACGGGTGGTTGATGCGCAACCCCCGCCGGGTTATTGAATTTCCGGTTAAGGGGCAATTGGGTATCTATAATCTCGTATATACAAAAGGTTGTATTGTCGAATATCCTAAAGTTATGGTATTGGATAAAGAGGCATACAATAAAATAAAAGAAACGTATTAGTTTGTTGTATTATGGTTTAATATTATCTTTGCAAAAAAAAAAGATGGAAAATTGGAAGTTTATAAACGCTAATTATGAAGTTTCAGACAAAGGTAATATAAAGTCTATAAATTATCGGGGAACGGGTAAAAGTGCGATACGAAAGCAATCTATTAGTAAAAACGGATATATGCGGGTAATACTATCAGATAATGGTAAAAACAAAACATATTTCGTTCATAGATTAGTTGCGGCGGCTTTTATTCCGAACCCGGACAATTTGCCGGAAATAGACCATATCGACGGCAACCGAGCCAATAACGATGCAACTAATTTACGTTGGTGTACGAGAAAGCAAAATTTGAATTATCAAAAAGCAATTAATAATAAACGTGAAACCATGAAGAAAGTAAATACATGGTTTAAGAAAACCGGAAAAGATAATCACAATGCAAAACCCGTTTATCAATATGATTTAGAGGGTAATTTTATAAAGAAATGGGATTGCATACATGATGCGCAAAGATGCGGTTTTAATCATGGAAATATTATTAGTTGCTGTAAGGGACGTTTAAAACATTATAAAAAATATATTTGGAGATATGAGTAAAAAACAGGTTGGAATTATCCGCAACAATGGCGACGTACATACGGCGCAAATTGGGTTTCATATCGGACGGGTTGGCGTTTATCTGTATGCCCGTGAATATTGGCAATATCGTAGTTGGCAATTTGGGGTATCCATTGACGCAATAAACGGTTACGACCGTTATTTGGATGTTGAGTTGAAAGCGTTTTGTTTCGGCGTTGGCATACGGTTTATATGGATTAAAAGAAAGGTAAAACAATGAAAGCAAAGATTTTATTGTTATCTTTGGCAACGCTTTTGTTGGGGGCGTGTCAAAGCGAGAACGAACCAACGGAGGCATTTAATTTACTTCAAAAATCCGAGAGCATGGAAGAAAGAAACGAGTTTGTAACGAATACCACGGCGGCAATGATACAGATAAACGCCCCCCGGTATAATTGTGAGATTGTCGAAACCGCATTAGCCGGGGGCGATAGGGTGCGAATTTGCGTAAAAGGCGTAAAGGAAGATTTGGACGCATTGTTTGACTATGTGAACAAAGCGGGCAAAGAATGAGAGTAAAACAACCCGAAATATTCGACCCGAAAAGGGAGTACAAGCCCGGCGAACGTGCCATTTACAAAGGCATGGTTATTATTGCCGAGATATGGACGAAAGCCGCCCAAAGGTTAGCAGACGACCCCGGAACCCTGTTTTGCCAACGGTGCGTCCGTTGCAAGATAGACCGGGACGTTTGCACCGGGGCGCATTTGCAATGCGATAAGTACAGCAGAACCGACCGAAAAACGATATTTTGGCGGTTGGCATATCCGAAAACAGTAAGAACGAATAAAAAATTAGAGCGATGACAGAAAGTAAATTAAACCCGTTTGATGCGGAATTGTTGGTTATGATTGGCGATATTGCCAAAAGCCAACCGGAATACATGCCGTTACCTGCAATGAAAATCCCTAATGACCCGCAGGGGCTTATAATTACCAAATGGCAGTTATCCCCGGAAGAATTGGAGAGAGTAAAAGAAACCGGAACAATACATTTGTCAATGCTGACGTTTAACCAACCATTGCAACCCGTATTGTTAACCGTAGATTTACCAACAGAAAAATAATAAAGTTATGGATAAAGAAACATACGTAAAAAGAATGGCAGAATTAGCCGAGATAAAACAAAAGGCTTTGGAGTACAACAGAAAGGAAAGAGAAAAAGCCGCAGAAAGTTACATAACAGAAAATTGTCCGTTTAAAAAAGGCGATAGAATAAAATACAACGGAAAGCCCGGAAAGATAGAAGTTATCAAGGCAGAACACAACGGCAATTTTTCGTATGAAGTTAGGTTTGACAAAAAGGACGGTACGCCGTCAGTTAGGGTAACAAGTGTTTACCCATTGTTGAAAATCGACAAAATGGAAAAAGAATAAAAAACGCCCCGGAATTATAACCGGGGCTTTGCCGTTTAGGTACAGAAACGAAAGAAAGCCAAAATTAGCCCCGTAGGGCGACGAAAATACAAAAGACAATAAAAGTATCAAGTAACAAACGAAACCCGCTTAAAACGAAAATTCCCCGAAAATAACAAGCAAAGGGAAAGCGATGTTTGAGAGGAAAGCAAAGTAAATGGCTTTGCTGTTATAAAAAGGTTTGAAAAATGGAAGCGAGTAAAAGACAAAGGGGCGGACGCCCGAAAATGTGCAAACGAACAAAAGACCAAAGGGAGTTTGATTTGGCTTTTTGTTCAAATCTGTTTTTACGTGGTTACACGTATAGGGAGATTTCGGAAAGACTGAATGAGGAAAACGCCCGGCGTGGCGTCGGTTATACCATAACAAAACAAATGGTATATTGGGATATGCAACAATTGCTAATTGAGTGGAAACGTGAACGTATGGAAAATATAGACGATTACGTTACGCAGGAATTGCGAAAGTTGGATAAAATGGAGGTTGAATTGTGGGAGGCGTGGGAACGTTCAAAGACCGGGAAATTGCGAGAGAAAAACAGACAGAACGCAAAGCCCCGTAAAGTGTTGGAGGATGGCGACAACCCGGAATATTACGGGTATGAGGAAACCACAACGGAAACGTCCGCCGGAAACCCCCGGTTTTTGGATTTGCTTTTGAATGTGCAGCAACGCCGGGCAAAGATGTTGGGATTTGATGCGCCAATAAAAGTTGATATACCGGGAATAAAAGAAAGTATAAATGGAGATGCACCGAAATACGATGTATCAGCAATCCCGGACGACCTATTGTTTGCGGTCGCCGATAAATTGCAAACAGCAGAATATAAAAAACAATTAGCAGAAAAAGGAGTAATTGACGATGGTACGAACAACAAAGAATAATATCAAGAAAAAAGATGAACCGAAACCCGTACACACGTGCGGGAATTGTGGTTGGGGTAAATATTATTACGACCATTCAAATTTGGATATGGACGGGAACCCAATTTGTTTAAAATGCCCGTTTGTCGAAAATCGCAGTATAATACGTTCGGAAAAAGCGTGCGACAAATGGAAAATGAAACAATAAATTGGTTGTTTTTTAAGATTTCCGGTTTTTAAGTCAGAAAAAATACGGGGGTAAGACAAAAATATATGGTTTATTTTTAAGAATTAAACAAAATGGATAAAGAACAATTGCTTAAAATGTATGCAGCATTGAAAAACAACCCCGGCGAGATAGTAAAAGCGGCGGCACGCCATAGGCTGATAAACTTTGCCCGGTACATGCAACCGGATTTGGCTTTGGAACCGTTCCACGTCGTTTATTATACGCTATTGGATAAGTTCGCCCACGGGGAAATAAAAAAAATGATTGTGCAAATGCCGCCCCAGCACGGAAAATCGGAGGGTTCAAGCCGAAAATTACCCGCTTTTATGTTGGGATTGAACCCGGACACAAAAATTTGTATTGGTTCGTATGCCGCCACAATTGCAAGGGATTTTAACCGGGACGTTCAACGAATAATTGACACCCCAAAATATCGGGAAATATTTCCGAAAACCTTTTTGAACGGTTCAAATGTGGTAACGATGGCAAACACGTATTTACGAAATTCTGACGTTATAGAAATGGTTGGGCATAAGGGTTCGTTGCGTGTTGTAGGTCGTGGCGGTGCGTTGACGTCAAAGACCGTTGACGTTATGATTATGGACGACGTTTACAAAGATTATTCAGAGGGTAACAGCCCGATTGTACGCAATGCGGCGTGGAAATGGTACACGACCGTTGTAAAAAAGCGTTTGCACAATAAATCGCAAGAACTGATTGTATTTACCCGATGGCATGAGGAAGATTTGATTGGTAAGATTGAAAAGGGAGGCGAAAAGATTATTGATATTAAAAGTTGGGACAGCATTAAAAATATTCCGGATGGTGCATGGGTTCGCATAAACTTTGAAGCGTTGAAAACCGGGGAACCAAACGAGATTGACCCAAGGGAACCGGGGGCGGCTTTATGGGAGAGTATGCACAGCCGGGCAAAATTGGAGCGTGAAAGAGCGTTAGACCCAATACAATTTCAATGCTTAGACCAAGGAAACCCCGGAAGCGCAGAGGGTCGATTGTACCAACCTTTCAAAACGTGGGTCGAAAAATCCGATTACGGAACGTACATTCGTTCCGGCGCATACATTGACGTTGCCGACGAGGGCGACGACCTGTTGTTTGCCGCAACGTATGACGTGTATAAGTCCGACAATATGTTTTTCAACGAGAAAACAAAGCGTATGGAGCCGATATTGTTTGCCCTTATTACAGATATGGAAATGACGGACGAAAATACGGACGTTACAACCGTAACCGTCCCGGCGATGATTAACCGGAACGGGACGCAAAAAGCGTGGGTTGAGAGCAACAACGGTGGTGCGGGTTATGAAAAGGTTATCAAAAAGAAAGTCCGGGCGATTACCGACCCGTTTTATCAAGGGGGCAACAAGGAAAGCCGGATAATAACAGCGTCCGCAATGGTTAATCAACATATAATTATGCCGTTCGGCTGGGAAACCCGGTACAAAGCCGTTTACGACCATGTAACCGGATTTTTGCGCAATTTCGGAGCCAACACGCACGACGACCCGGAGGACGGATTGACCGGGATATATGAAAAGGAGATTGCGGACGGCAATATACAGCCATACGCACACGCAAACCGAGGCGTAAGACGACGCAATTAGCAATATTTTTGAGATATGCAAGATTATCCGGGAAAAAGTTTATAACTTTGTGACCGAAACAAGGGGGCAAAGGGACAGCCCCGGAGAAAGTAACAATATTTTTAACGTTAAAAACAAAGAAGTATGATTTGTAAGTGTCCAGCGGCGACGGCGTTGCCCGATGTACCCGCAATTACGTGTTCGGAAAGTTTCGGACAGGTTCAAAAAGTGGCTTTTCAACGTCTTATGAAAGACGACGGAAGCAAAAACAGTTTTACGAGTGAAAAAGCGATTACGGCGTTAGCGTCGTGGACGCCCCTGTTATCGGCGGCGGATAGCACGAAAGTAGTTGTTTCGCCGTATATCCAAGCCCCGACCGCCGAGGCGGGAGCCGCCCGCACCTTTGGAGGCGGTAACGAAACGTTGGGAGGCGTCGAAGAAATTATTGGGCGTGAACCAACCCCGTTTACCGGAGTTATCCGCAAAGCCCCGCAGGAGGTTATCAAGGCATTAAAGGAAATGCAATGCGAAAGTTGGGGCGACAATTTGGGTATCTTCATTTTCGACGAAAACGGCGCAATAGGCGCAATCAAGGGGGGGGCAGACGGTACATATTACCCGATACCGATACGTTCGTTATTTATCGGCGATAAGACGTTGGGCGGATTGGAAGCCCCGGACAGCAACGCAATACAATGGTCGTTTTTGCCGAATTGGTCGGACGATTTGGCGATTGTTGCCCCGGCGTTTAACCCGCTTACGGATTTGAAACCCGCACAAGAGTAATGACGGCGAAAGTTACAAAGGTCGTGTTGGAGTGTCCGACCCTTAACACGACCGAAGAATTTGAGATTAACCACGCCGAACGCCTGTTGCGGATGCCTAACAATGGCGGTTGGCAGTTGCCCGAAAAAACACCTTTTGAATTTAGCAAAGAAAATGGGATTAGATATAAAACGCATAAGAAAGGAAATAACGGAACCGAGGAAAAAGGCGACGATAAATAAAGCGGTCATACACCAAAACCGCATTAAATTTCACGCCCAAACCAACGTAACGCCCTTAATGTGTTTACCCACGACCGATTTTTTGGCATGGGTTCAAAATCTTATCCCGCACGATAAATTCAAAATCTTCAAAACATTGTTCCGTTACCCCGTTCGTACCAACGAGGTAACGGGCATTTGTTTTGATAAGTTGAGCCGTATTTTCGACGGTCGTAACCCGGCGTTCAACTATCAATTCCAAAACACGGAACAACGGGACGATTGGGAGTATTACCGCCAAGATGTATTAAAGGAGCCGGAAATTTGGAGTACGAAAGGTTGGGAGTTTTTCAAGACGGAAATAAACAGCGTCTTAATAGTTGATTTGCCCGCCGAGCAAAACCCCGCCGACCGATACCCGACCCCGTATTTTTATTGGCTACCTATCGAAAGCGTCATAACCTTTGAGGCAAACCGGACAACCGGGGTTATGGATTGGATAATTTTCCGCCAACCCGATAAACGTATTGCAGTTATTGACGATGAACGATACAGAGTATTTGCAGAGGACGACGGCGGCAACATAGGCAAATTATTGGTTGATAACCCACACGATTTGCGCTATTGCCCCGCCCGTTTCTTTTGGAACGAGCCAATGAATTTGCGAGAACCGGACGTTAAACAATCCCCGCTAACAAAAGAATTGGAGGCGTTGGATTGGTTTTTGTTTTTCCATATATCGAAGCGGCATTTGGATATGTACGGGGCGTACCCGATATATTCCGGTTACGAACAATCGTGCGACTTTTCAAACGCCGAAAACGGCGATTATTGCGACGGTGGATTTTTGAAAGACAAACAAGGGTTTTACAGGTTAGACCAAGCCGGGTTATTGATGCGTTGCCCCAAGTGCGGCGACAAACGGATTACCGGGGCGGGTTCCTTTGTTGAAATACCGATACCGGACGGGGACAAACAACCCGATTTACGGAACCCGGTGCAAATGTTGACCGTTGACCGTTCAAGTTTGGATTACAACGTTGAGGAAGAAAAGAGATTGCGGGAAAACATTATTACCGCCGTCGTCGGACAAAACGAGGAAGTAACCCAACGGGAGGCGTTCAATGAACAACAAGTTAAAGCCGCATTTGAGAGCCAAAGCACGGTATTAAACCGAGTGAAAAAAGGCTTTGAAGCCGCCCAACAGTTCGTCGATGAAACGGTTTGCCGATTGCGATACGGCAATATGTTCGTATCTGCAAAAGTCAATTACGGCACGGAGTTCTATTTGTACGACGCAAGCGAGTTGCGGAACCGTTACAAGTCGGCAAAGGAAAGCGGCGCAAGTGAGGCAGAATTGGACGCCCTACAAAATCAGATTATCGAAACGGAGTACCGGAACAACCCAACCCAATTGCAACGTATGTTGATATTGGCAGAGTTGGAGCCGTACCGCCATTTGACCCGGAACGAGGTATTAGATTTGTACGGGCGTAACTTAATCCCGGAGAATGAATTGCGTATAAAGTTGAATTTCGCTAACTTTGTCCGCAGATTTGAGCGGGAGAATACAAACATTTTGGAGTTTGGAACGCAAATACCATTCGACGAAAAGATTTCAGTAATAACAAGTAAATTTAATGATTACGCAAATGAACACAATGTTAAGTAGTGAGGTTTGGCAGGATATACAAGGTTATTCCGGCATATACCAAGTTAGTACATTAGGGCGTATCCGTAGTTTGAAAAAAGGGAAAATCAAATTACTAAAGCCTTATATCAACAATATGGGTTATGCTGTTTTATCTTTATATGCTAACCAAAAACAAAAAACATATCATGTTCATAAATTAGTTGCTGAAACATTTTTAGTTAAAGTTGACGGCAAAAATTATATAGACCATATCAACGGTATTAAAACGGATAACAGAATTGATAATTTACGTTGGTGTACTCCAAAAGAGAACGCTAATTTTGAATTATCAATTATTAACCGAAAGCGTGCAATGCGTAAAGCGTGTGGAGTTTCTGTTAATCAATATGATTTAAGTGGTAATTATATTGCTACTTATGCGACATTAACAGATGCTCAAACTATTACAGGAATTGCATATCAAAATATACGTGCATGTTGTATTGGTAGGTATAAAACAGCCGGAAATTATATTTGGGAATTTAATAAATAAATTAAAATCATGAGAGTAAAAGTAAATGAGGGTAAAACAAAGGACGTCGCAATTACCGACGTCACCCCCGAAAACTACATTGTACCGAGCAACGAACAACATTTGTATCATTGCGTTATTGAGGTACGCAAGTTTGACAGCGAAACGGGCAAACGCTTATCCGTTCCCCGTATCCAAAAGTTCGGCAAAAAGTCCTTTGAAAACGGCATTTTGGACGCACTGAAAAAACAGGGTTACACGGTTACCGTATTGCACGACCCCAACGAGTACGTCAAGGCGCAAGCCGAGGAAAAAGCGGCACGAACCGCCGCACAGCAGAAAGCCGCCGAGGAAAAAGCCGCCGCCGATGCAAAGGCAAAGGCAGAAGCCGAGGCGAAAGCCAAAGCCGAGGAAAAAGCGGAGTTAAAGGCTGAAATTTTGGCGGAATTGAAAGCGGCGGGAGTTATCCCGGCGGAACCCGCCAAAGAAACCAAAGCCGAGGACAAACCCGGGCGAAAAAGTAACAGAGTATTAAACAATTAAAAATACGATTATGGCACAGATTGCACAGCAGGACAATTTGGTTATTGAAGTAACAACAACCGCCGCCGCATTGGATGGCGCAGCAAAGAAAAAGTTGATTGAATGTATTGAGGGCGGAACAATTACCGACGTCATTTTGGTAACAAAAGAGGTTGAAAAGAAAATCAGCCATGCCCGTGTTGTTAGTTGGTTGGTTGACACAACCGGGGATTCGCCAAAATACACAATTCATATTATTAACGCAAACAGCGGAGCAGTAGCAGCAATCGCACTTAATTAATTCAAAGGGAAAGAATTATGTTAACGAGAGAAATTTTAATTGCAAATGCGGCATTAGCCGGATTAACCGACGAACAAATTGCGGCAATTACAACATTGTCCGCAAACGACGAAAATAGCGTTATCGCCAAAAAGACGGGCGAAATTTACGGCGGATTGGATGCCGATATTTTGGCGGCGTCCGGTATCGCAAAGAACGGAACCGAAAAGACGTTTGATTACGCAAAACGTGTGGTCGCCGAGTTCAAAACCAAAGCGGAAAGCGCAAGCGCATTGCAAACCCAAATCGACAGTCTGACGAAAGAAAAGGCACGTTTGGAAAAGGCAATTGCCGACGGTGCGACCGATGCGGAAACCGCAAAGGCGTTGAAACAGGCGAAAGCCGATTTAACGGCGGTAACAACGCAGTTTAACGACCTCAAAAAAAAGTACGATGAAGCCGAAAAGAAATTCCAAACGGAGTTGTTCGGCGTTCGTATCGAGGGCGCATTGCAGACCGCAACCGCCGGGTTGAAATTCAAACCGGGATTGCCCGAAAGCGCAACAAAGGTTTTGTTAGCGCAAGCAATCGACAAAATTAAGGGTATGAATCCCGAATATATCGACGACGGCAAAGGCGGCAAAATCATTGCTTTTAAGGACAAAAGCGGCGCAATTATGCGTAACCCGAATAATCAGTTGAACCCGTACACCCCCGGCGACCTGTTGGCAAAGGAATTGGAAACAATGGGTATTTTGGATAAGGGACGCCAAGCCGGAGGCGGCGGAACGGTTCCCCCGGCGGGCGGTTCCGGCGGTGGTGGCGGAACAACCATTGACGTAACGGGCGCAAAAACCCGTGTAGAGGCTTACGAAGCAATCGCCGCAAACCTTATGGCGCAGGGCTTAACGGCGGGTTCCGAAAAGTTCGACGCCGCAATGAAACAGGCATGGCAGGACAACAATATTGCCGCATTGCCGGAAAAGTAAACAATCACGGGTAAAGGGTAAACCCGCATTTAATAACAATTAAATTTTTAACATTATGTCATTAGTAGCAACAAGATTGCAGAATTGGCGGATTGAAAACCCGGAATTAGACCGTAATATGACCCGCCCGTGTGAGTATGGCGCATTGGATTTTTTCATTGAGCAAACCAACGCCCCGTCTTCAATCATTAACCCCAATTTGCGTGACCGTGCGTTTGCGTCCATTGGTAACACGGTACAAGTACCCGTTATCAATTACGACGGCGATGTACAGGTTAGCAATGTCCGTTCGTGCGTTATCGCTGACGATGAAAATACGTCCGCATTGGTAACGGTTGTTTGGGCGACTTATGCCATTGGCTTTACAATGGTTCCCGCCGCCTACATGAACAACGAGATTTCCTACGAACACGACTTTTTGCGCAAAATGGAAAAGACGTGCCGGGCTTTGGCGAACAAATTGGACGTCGGAGCCGTTGCCGCATTGGAGGCAAACAAAACGCAGGTGTTCAAAACGTTGCTTAATTACACGCAGTCGGGCAACGTGGTACAGGTTCCAACCCAAATGGCGACCGAGATTTTGGGCGATATTAACCCGATTATGCGGGCTAACTGTTACCCGGAATATATCCACATTATCGCCAACGCCGGGGTTGATAGCCTTATCCGTAAACTTGCGCAACATGGCGTTTACAACGACGTAAACAAGCGCATGGAGTACGACAACAAGGTTTTGCACTACACGAACAACGTAACCGACGAATCGGGCAAAATGGGAACCATGTTTGCCGTTGCTGACGGTAATGTTGGTATCCTTACACGTGTTGACCGTGAGGCATTACGCCGCACCCGTGCGAATTTCCACGAATGGGACGTTGTACGTTTGCCGTACATTGATTTGCCCGTTGGTTCGCACTATTACACCGCCGTTGGCGACCAGTCCGCAATCATGGGCGACGCAACCGCCGATTTGACGTGCGCCGTTAAGGAGTATTTCGGATTTTCCGTTGACGTGGCGTATATGGTTGCTTACAACAGCAACCCGGATACCGTGGCAAACCCGATTATCAAAGCCGAGATTGCCGCCCGCAATCCGAACGAACCGTTGGGTATGCCTGTATATGTAACCAACGCCGGGGAATTTCCCGCCGGAGGTGGTGCGGGCGCATAACACCGGAACATAACGAATTGTTAAACCGAGGGGACGGGGTGGTTATCCCCGCCCCCTTATTTATTTCAAACGCAGATGTACCGATTAAAAGAAATACAGGACGCATTATTGCACGTCGTCGGGTGGGAACAATCATACGACCCGGCAAAGGCGATAGACGACAATTTAACGCAGACGGAAAGCGGTTTGACGTTTCAAGGTGCGCACCCCCTTGTTACTTTGGAAAATGTCCGGGCAATCGTCCCGGATGATTTCGTTTTTCAATATCCGGTTTGGAACATGATAACGGAGTACAAAGCCGGGGCAAAGGTTCGCCACAACAACAAAGTTTGGATTGCCGCACGGGACAACCAAAATGAGGAACCGACCGAAAGCGATTTTAACGACGATTACAACGACGATTACGGCAACCCCTATTGGCAACCGTACAATTTCATTTCCGATTATGTGGAGCGGTTGACCCGTAACGGTATTGCGCAAATGGTACAAACATTCACGCAAATAAAGGGATTGGATAAGGAAACAAAGAACCTGTTGGAACGGCGCACGTTCTTTGACGGTGCGGGACGTATCCGGGCGACGTTGCCGAATAATCATAAATTAGTCGGGTTTGAAATTGTCCCGGTTCGTTCTATGGGCGTAACAATGAAAATCGAGCAAATCGGGTTGCAAATGACGGGCGCAACCGGGGTTGTTCGTATGTATCTTTTCCATTCGTCCCAAATTGACCCGATAAAGACGTTTGATTTGAATTTTACGCAGACAAACGGCGGTTTTCAGTGGTTCCCGTTGAAAGATTGTTATTTGCCGTATATCAGTACCGGAAACAACGCCGGGGGGTCGTGGTTCCTTTGTTACAACCAAAACGATTTGCCCGCCGGGATGCAGGCAATTAACATGACAAAGGATTGGAGCCGGGAGCCGTGCGGGACGTGTACGGGTTACGTTGATTTGGAGCGTTGGCGGGAAATAACCAAGTATTTACAGGTATCCCCGTTTATGATGAACGCCCCGGAAACATTCGACGAATACCCGGAGTTGTGGGATATTGCGTTGACGATGTACACCAATACGCAGAATTACGGGTTGAATTGCGAAATAACCGTTGGTTGCGACCTAACGGATTTTATCATTAAGGAAAGGCAGATTTTCCAAACGGTTATCCAACGACAGGTCGCCGCAATCATGTTGCGCACTTTGGCAATGAACCCCGACGTTAAGGTAAACCGGAACCAAGTAAACGCAAGCCGGATGGAAATTCTTTACGAGTTGGACGGCAACGTTGAGGGTCGCCCCGGCGGTTTGGGTTATGACCTTAAAAAAGCATACGAGGCGTTGCGGTTGGATACGCAGGGTATCGACCGTATTTGCCTTACTTGTAATAACCACGGCGTAAAATACCGGACAACGTAAGATTATGGCGGGGTTAAAGTCAATACAGGATTTACGCAACCGGGTTGCCACGTTCAACAACGGGTTATCGTCCGGCGCATACATTCAACAAATCATTTGGGACAATGACGCCTATATTGTTGATATGAACGCCGAGGAACAATTGTTTGAACAGGGTATTAACCGTTTGGGCGTGGAAATTATGGATTACGCCCCGTATTCGCCGTTGACGATAGCCATAAAGGAGGAAAAAGGGCAACCGACAAACCGGGTAACGTTACGGGATACCGGGGATTTTGAAGCGTCGTTTTTTTTGGAAGTCGGCGACAAACAATTTGAAATAAAGGCGTCGGATTTCAAAACGGAGGACTTAATAAAAAAGTACGGGCGGCAGATATTGGGATTGACGGACGAAAATATTGCGGCGTTGATTTGGCAATATATATTCCCGGACTTAATGAAGAAAGCAAAAAACGTATTATATGGCAACGAATAAGAAAACAACCCCTATAATTCCCAACCCGGTTTTAATCGACCGGGTTTTGGGGAACATACAAACCGGGTTAATGGATAACGTCGATTGGTTGGACGTCGCATTTGGGCGGGCGCAACGTATCGCCAAAGTGATACAGGGCAAACGCTATTATACCCCGAACGTATATGCGGGCGGGACGGAATGGAGAGGCAACAACGATTATATCGACGTTTCCCCGGATGCCAATATTGGCAATTTTTCGTTCTTTTGGATAGACGACCCGCAAACGGTCGGTTGGGTTCCCAAAGAGCAAAGCGAGATTAAAGCCCCGTTTTCCCTTATTGTTTGGTTCGATTTGCGCAAGGTTTACCCCGGTCAACTCAACAACCGGAATACCGAGGCATTGAAGAACGAAATATTGACCGTCCTAAATGGCGGGTTTTGGCTGAAAGACGGAACGATTGTAATAAACCGGATTTATGAGTTGGCGGAAAACGTGTACCGTGGGTTTACGTTGGACGAAATAGATAATCAATTTTTAATGCACCCGTTCGGCGGTTTTCGCTTTGAGGGTGTATTGTCAGTTAATCAACCTTGTAACATTTAACGATATGGTAACTTTCATTATTTGGGTTTTGGTCGTGGCAACCGTGGCGGCGTTCCTGTTGACCCTGTTAAAAAAGTGGGGCGTTATTGAGTACGTCCAAGTTCACGGCAACGACTTTTTTGTTAAGATGTTCAATTGCGGCTTTTGCTTATCATGGTGGGCGGGGGTCGTTTTGTCCGTCCTGTTTGCTATATGCACCGGGAACCCGGCATTGTTATTGGTTCCGTTTTGTTCAACAGTCATAACCCGCATACTCTTATGAAAACGACAAAGATAGGGGAACGGGCGGTTGTGTTGTACGATAGTATCGACGAATTGCCGATTTTGCGATTTCACGCATATAACAAAATGTTGCTTATCGACGCCGGGGTTGGGTCGGATTTGAACGATTGGGATGCGCATATTGAAAAGGCAATCCGGTTTATCCGAAAGGAAAAGCCGGATTTGGCGGAAAAGGAATTGGATAATTTGCGGCAAAACGTTTATTTCGTCCAATCCGCCATATCGCCAAAGTATTTGGCGTTTGCCTGTTTGGTTAAGTCCGTGGACGGAACCGAATACAACGATATGACGGCGGACGGTTTGCAAAAGGTATTGGATTTATTCGCCGATGCGCCGAACGCCGAGTTGACCGCCCATTTGGAAGCGGTTAAAAAAAAAATAGACGATGAATTGCGTTTGTATTTTCCCCGGTTGTTCGATGATGCGACATTGAAAGAGTATTACGATAAATTGAAACAAAGAACGATTGTTGTATTACGCACAATAATAGACGGTCGGGCAACCGAGGCGGACGCAAAAGAGATTGACGACATTACGGCGGAGTTGATAACCTATTTCAACCCGCAGACGTTTACCGGGTCGGAAAGCGTGGAAATTAGGCATGACAGACAATTTGAAAATATGTGTTTGATATTGTCCCAAAATTTGCATGTTGACCCAAAGAAATTTACCGTTTTGGAATATTACAACGCATTTGAGTATATCAAGGAACAAGCCAAAAAAGCAAACAAGCAAAAAAAGGTAAAATAAGGCGATTTCCGGCGTTTTTATTTTTAGGCGATAAATTACACGTTTGAGAAAAGAAAATGCAACAGACGGGGAATTCCCGTAAATAACTTAACAATCGGCGTATGGCAGATAATAACAACCCAATCAAATATTCGGATTTAATAAGCCCGGATAATTCGATTACAGATTTGATAAAACAATTGGATGAACTTTCGGACACCTATACAAATGCACTGAAAAATATCAAAGCCGAGGCAATTCAATTGGCGGATATTCTGAAAAAGGTTTCCGGCGCAACGGAGGACGGGCGAAAGACAACAAAAAAAGCCGCAGACGATGCCGAACGTTTGGCACGTGCGCAACGTGATTTGGCGTTTGCAGAAAGCGAGAACGCCAAAAAGTTAGCCGAGTTAAAATTGGCACAACAGGAAGCGAACCAAATTAATAAACTGATTGTGAAAATAAATCAATCCGCCGAGGGTAGTTATAACCGTTTATCGGCGCAATATTCATTGAATAAGATTTATTTAAACAACATGACTAAAGCCGAACGGGAAAACACCGAGGAGGGGCGAAAATTGGTTGCACAAACCAAAGAAATATACGAAGAAATGAAACGTTTGCAGGAAGCAACCGGGAAATTTCAATTGAACGTCGGAAATTATACGGAGGCGTCCGACGCAATTATTGCGTATGGCGACAAATTAAAAGAAACGTTAGGTTTAAATAGCGCATTTGGCGAAAGTCTTTTGGCGTTAGGACGTGGCGGGGCTGAAAGTAAAGCCGTTTTTACAGCTATTGGCGACGGGGCAAAAGCATTGGGAAAAACTTTGTTGGGATTACTTTCAAACCCGGTTTTTTTGGCGATTGCCGGAATTGCGGCGGCGGGTGCGGCGTTTAAATGGTGGTACGATTATAACGCCGGGTTAGTTGAGGCAACGAGATTGACGCAACAATTTACCGGGAAAAGTGGCGATGATTTGAAAGCGTTTAGAAATGAGGTGCAAGCCGTCGCAGATTCGTTCGGCGCAGATTTCCGGGAAACATTGATTGCAACAAACGCATTATCAAAACAATTTGGTATTTCTGCAAATGAGGCATTGCAGTTGGTTAAGGATGGTTTTTTGTCCGGAGCCGATGCGAACGGGGAATTTTTAGACACGTTGAAAGAATACCCGGCATATTTCAAAGAGGCTGGAATATCAGCAGACCAATTTGTTGCGATTGTAGCCCAAACAAACAAAATGGGTATCTTTTCGGACAAAGGCGTTGACGCAATTAAGGAGGCAAATTTGCGTTTGCGTGAAATGACGACGGCGACGGCGGCGGCTTTGGACGGTATCGGTATTTCGTCGGAACAAGTTCAAAAAGATTTGCAGACCGGAACCAAAACAACGTTCGATGTTATACAAGACGTTTCCGCAAAATTGGCAGAATTGCCGGATAATGCGGCAACGGTCGGGGCTGCAATTGCAGATATATTCGGGGGTCCCGGAGAGGACGCCGGATTGCAGTATTTGCGCACGTTGAAAGATATTTCAACAAACATGGATGAAGTAAAAGGGAAAGCCGGAGTTTTGGCGCAATTGCAGGAGGAACAATTGCAAAGCCAAATTGAGTTGCAAAACGCATTATCCGGGTTGTTTGACGCAACCGGAGGAAATTTTGAAACGTTGACAACGCAGGCAAAAGTTTTTGTTAACCAAGGATTGACGGCGATAATAAAAGGGGTTATTGATGTTGTCAATTACTTGATTGAGTTATACAATGAAAGTGTTTTGATACGTGCAATTTGGAATGGGATTGTTGCCGGATTCAAAACAACATTTGATACGTTGGGAAATTTGTTTGGATTCTTTATTGATATAGTCAAAGCAACCGGAACCGCATTAAAGGGGGCGTTTACGTTAGATTTTGACGACGTAAAAAAAGGATTGGCAGATTATGCAGCAGCGTACGGAAATTTGGTTAAAGCCCAAGTTAAAGACATAACAGAAAATTTCCAAGAGGGTTTGGAGGGTATGCAAAAGAAAATAAAACCGTTAACAATCCCGGTTTCTGTTGGAGATACCCCGACGCCACAAACAGACAATAAGCCCGTAACGACACAGAACCCAACCGTAACGCCAAGGGGTAAAAGCGATGCGGAAAAGGCAGCAGAACAACAAGCAAAGCAAATTGAAGCGGCTTATAAAAAGAATTTGGAGGCAACCCGGAAATTGCAGGATGTACAATTGCAGTTGGAAACCGACGAATGGGCAAAGCGTAGGCAGCAAACGCAATATCAGTATTCCCGACAGATTGAGGATTTGCAACACCAATTACAGACCGAAAAGGATTTGAACGAAACCGGACGGCAGGCGATAAACGCAACAATTACGGCGTTAGAACAGCAGCAGACAGAGGCGTTGTTGAAAATAGAGCAAGAACGGCAGTTGCAAGAATTGGCATTGCAGAAAGAAAGCATTGAATTACGTTTGCAAGCGGTTAAGCAGGGAAGCGAGCAGGAACGACAATTGCGTATGCAGTTGTTAGAGAATGAAAGACAAACAGCATTGTTGCAGAATGAGCAAAAGCCGACCGGACAACAGCAGGACGCCGGGGTAATTAATGCCGGATTTGACGTTAAGGGAAGCGCAATTGCCGACGAATATTTGCAAACGCAATTAATGATGTTTGACCAACAACAAGCGTTGGCGCAATCTGAATTTGATTTATTAAGAAATTCAGAAGCCCGGAAAACCCAATTCCGTTTGCAGGCAGAAAAGGAACGTTTGCAAAAGGTATTAGAATTGAACGAGCAAGCAGCCAATAAATTGTCAGATGTTGAAGTACAAACAATTCAAAACACAATAAAAAAGATTGACCAAGAAATTGAGCAGTCAAAAGGAGAGGAACGAGGAACAGACATTTACGGTTTGTTTGGGCTTAATTTGGACGACGACCAAAAGGAGGCAATAAGTACGTCCGTTTCCTTTGCTATTGAGCAATTAAATAGTTTTTTGGATGCAAAAGTACAAGCCGCCGACGCCGCCGTTTCCGCCGCCGACAAAGAGGTTGACGCAAGCCAACGCCGATTAGATGCGGAATTAGAGGCACGGGCGAACGGTTACGCCAATAATGTTGCAATGGCACAAAAGGAGTTAGACCAAGCCAAAAAGAACCAAGAAAAAGCCCTAAAGGAGCAACAAAAGGCACAGAAAGCACAGGCGGCAATACAAACGATACAACAAATTGGAAACCTTGTAACGGCGTCCGCTTTGATTTGGTCACAATTGGGGTTCCCGTTTGCAATCCCGGCAATTGCTATAATGTGGGGTTCCTTTGCCGCCGCCAAAATCAAAGCCGCCCAATTATCCAAATCAGCCAACGCCGGGGGTTCGGAAAGTTACGGCGATGGTACGGTTGAATTGTTGGCGGGCGGTTCCCACCAATCCGGGGACGACGTGGATTTAGGAACCAAACCGGATGGAACCCGGAGGCGTGCCGAGGGCGGGGAATTTTTCGCCGTTATCAATAAACGTAATTCCCGCCGTTTCCGTCGTTTAATCCCGGACGTAATAAATAGTTTGAACCGGGGAACATTTCCCCAAAAGTATCTTAATGCCTACAATACCGACGGCGTTAATGTAGCGGTTCAACAGAACAACGCACCGGATTTGCGAGATTTGAAAAACGATGTAAGGGAGATTAAGGAACAGAACCGACGACGGGTTTACGTAGATGGCGACGGAAATACGATTGAAAGTTACAAGAATTTGAAACGTAAAATAAAAAGACTATGACACCAAAATATAGATTCTTTTTGCAGATAGGAGAGGACGGAACCAAACAAACCGTCCGCCCAAATTATAAGGATGATTTAACGTTGGATTATGAGTTGGAAACAAATCAAAGGTTTTACCGGGCTAAATTGTCCGGTAAAATAAACTTTGTCCGTACTGATTACGATATTATCAATGACGCCCCGTTTGATTCTGAATTTTTCCTATATATCGAAAAAAGCGATGATTGGGGACAAACATACAATCAATACTATAAAGCAAAATTTATGAAAACAGATTGTACGTTTAATGATGATGATAAATTGGTTACGGTACAGCCGGAAACAACAGACCAATACGACGACGTTTTGGCAGGATTGGAAAAGGAATACAATTTAATAACGTTAGCCCCGACAATCCAACGGATAACGATAAACAAGCGTCCATTAATTCAAATATACGTGCCGGGGGATAGCGTTGTTTCTTGTTTTTTGGGCGGTACGAATTGGGAACAAGATGCAAACGCCACGAGCGACCAAAGCGCATTAGTGCAAACGTATCATTTCGCTTTATGTAATATTTTGAAAGAAATACAGATTACGCCGAACGGTTCCCCGGCGGTAATAGGGGGATTATATACCGGACGAATGGCGACGGGTGCAAGTGCGAATAATTTCGAGGGGGAATTATACTCAAAATCAAACGTAAATTATTATATCTATATTTCGCAACAAAGAATTGACGGTTTACCGTTTGGGGCTGTTATAGTCGAGATACGCAAACGCTCCGATGATACGGCAATGTTTCGTTACTCTAAGTCTACAACGTTGCCTTTTGATACGTTGGAGTTTGATTTAACCGCTGTTGAGGGTTCCGGCGCAACGGGTACGATGCACGCCGATATGAAAAGTTATAATATATATGCCCGGTATTTGTGCGATGTGGAGAAAATCAACGATCTAAATACATATCCATTGCCCGCCGATGATATAGTTGATAATAACCGTAATTATAGGCGTGCGATTGGTTACGCAATTGACGTGGCGTTTATCTCAAACAACTTTTCAGACACCCCGACCGAGTGGGGATTAGCGGACAACGGAAAGTATTTTGCGCCGCCTTATTCCATATACGGACAAACGTTTTATCCAATTGCTCGGTCGACGTGGCGTTATGCGTCGTTGTGGTTTGGGTTTTATTTGATGGATTGGTTATTAGAGGAAAAAGCGAGGAAAGAGTATACTTTGCGGGATGCGTTCCCGGTTGCGTCTTGTATATCTGTTTTGCTTAATCAGATTGCGCCCGGTATAACCCACGAAGCGACAGCGGAATATAGCCAATTTTTATACGGCGGAAACAATCCAATATCCGGGTTGAATTTCCGGTTGTTTGTATCGCAGAAAACAAACATTATAAACGGGGAATATCAGCAACCCGCACAAAAAGCCCCGACGACCTTACAACAATTTACCAATATGTTACGGGATTGTTTTAAATGTTATTGGTTCATTGAGGACGGCAAATTTAAAATCGAACATATCCAATATTTCCGCAATGGCGGTTCCTATTCCGGCGGGGCTATATTAAGCCACGATTTGACAAAGGAATTGAATTTGCGCAACGGGAAACCGTGGGCGTTCAACATGTCGGAATATTCGTTTGATAAGGTCGATTTGCCGGAACGTTACCAATTTGAATGGATGGACGACGTTACGGCGGCATTTGAAGGGTTGCCGATACAAGTAATAAGCAAGTATGTAACGCCCGGAAAGGTTGAGGAAATTAATATATCAAACTTTACGTCCGATATTGATATGATGTTGTTAAACCCCGGCAATATGAGTTCGGACGGGTTCGCCTTGTTTGCCGCCGTTCCGCCAACGTCCGGGTCGCAATGGATATTACCATTTACCCGCCAAACTATTAACGGGGTCGAATACTTTTTGCAAAACGGATATTTGGCGTTTATCAATCTGCAATCCCCGTATTGGTTATATGATTTACCCGCCCGTCGTGTATCAATAAACGGTTCCGAGGTTTACGCCCGTGGCATTGAGAGAAAGAAAAAGCAAACGTTTAGTTTTCCCGCCACGGACGACCCTAACCCGATGCAACTAATAAAAACATATATCGGTAACGGTCAAATTGATAAATTAAGCGTAAATTTACATAGTCGTTCAATTAAAGCAACGTTGAAATATGATACAGAATAACAATACAAGCGTTTTGCCGTGGTACACGTCAATAACGCAACAAAACCATAGAAAAAGTTACGCATACGGCGCAATTTACCCGTTATTTGCCCCGGCTGATAGATTGTTGCCGTTTCAGATAATAAGAAACACACGGTCAAACAATGTTACGTCAGTGGTATTGTATGAAAAGACCGGAAAGCAAGTTTCAAACATAACAACGTATATGAAAGAAACCGGATTGCAGATTGTCCGGTTTCAAACGTTGGGTTATGATGTTATATTGTACCCGTCAATATTACCCATGCCATTAAATCAGTTGGACGGAATATATTATATGACGTTATCGGATGGCGTTCAAACGTGGTATTCTGAAATGTTCACGGTCGTACAAGATGTTTCCGGTTACTTAAAAATACAATGGTGGGATATTGAAAATTTGGTATTTGACGCCGGGCAAATAGTATATAAAAACCCGGATTTCAAAAATACGTTGTACCTTTGTACAGAGTTAGGAAAGCCGGATTATGAATTTGAAGAGGACGGAGAAGAACGGGACGGGTATTTTTTTCCGGAAAAACAAATATCGGTCAAAACGTTTAAATGTACGATATTGGCACCGGAGTTCCTTTGCGACGTTATGCGTTTTATCCGTATGGCTGATTACATACATATAACTGACAAGTACGGCAGGGAATACGATTGCGACACGTTTTTAATTACCCCGAAATGGCAAACGCAGGGGGATTTGGCGAGCGTGGAAATTGAGTTTAAAACAAATACCGTCGTGAAGAAAATAGGACGTGGGTATATTATCAGTAACAAGGGAGATTTTAACGAAGATTTCAATAATGATTTCGACAACAATTAAATTAATTAGATTATGGGAAATTACGAGCAATTAAAGCAGGCGGTTGCCGACGTTATTAAGACAAACGGAAACCAAGAAATTACCGGAGCAATATTGCAAAATGCTTTATTGTCTATTATTTCAACGGTTGGAAGCAATGCAACATTTGCGGGTATTGCAGTACCGAGTACAAATCCGGGAACACCCGACCAAAACATTTTTTATTTAGCGTCAGAACCGGGTATTTATACTAATTTTGGTAATGTGGAGGTAACGGATAAAGTATTTGTTATCAAAAATTCAAATGGTAATTGGGTCGCACAAAATTCCGGAATACCTAATTATTCAAAATTAAATGGTATTTCATTGAGTGGTAATTGCGTTTCATTAAGGGATGCAATATATATTGAAAGTGATGGTTCTTATAATTTAAGAATATTTTTTCAAGGATATAATTTCATATTTACGGGAAAGAAAAACTTTCAAACATCTCAATCAAATCTTTCAATTAGTATTAATGAGCAAAATTTCTTTATAATTTATACAACTGAGAGTGATAAAGGATTGTATTTTGTAAAATATAGTAAAGGAAATACAATCCCAGATGATGGTATAGTTTTAATGATTTTATCAAATAAAGGCGCAATAAAAGTATATTATTCAGCAGCTAAAACATATAAGATAAATGAAATTATATACGAAAACTATTTGCCAACAAATATCACTAATATATTGGTTCCAAAAGCTACAAGAGATAATATTGTTTTCAATACGATAAACAAAACTATTCAATTAGGAAATTCCGAAGGTGCTGCATTTTTGTTTTACGAAAATTCAACAAAGGCATTAAATAATATTGAAGTATTTACGGTTACTGATTTGGATTTTGTTTATATATTATTTGATATTCAACAAAATAACCTGATTGAGGTTCCTTTTGCTAATATAAAAAACTATGATAGTGACAATTATGTATTAATTGCCATTATTTATAACTTTGAAAAAATATTATGGTCATGCGGTAATTATAAAATTGACGGGGTTTCATATTCATTGCAAGAGGTTGCGGCAAATATAAATAATGTAAAATCAGATTTAGAAAAAATAAATGATTTTACGTTGAATAATGTTCAGTTAGCAATAAGAGATGTATTGAATATTACAAGTGATGGAAGTAATTTCAAAGCAAAATTAGGTACGCGATATTATTTTATTTTTAATGCAAAACAAAAGGTACAATATCAAAATGATGAGGTTTCTGTAGCACAGCAAGATTTAAAGGGTTTTGCTACTATTTATTTAGATTTGTCAGAAAAACCCGCAGGAGTAAATCAAACATGGAATTTAAAAATTGTACCTTTTGATTCATATTTCGGAACAACAAGTAAAAACACTATATTAATTGCACTTATAAATATTAATGCAAATGATATATTATTTACGGCATGTAATACCGTAATATGGAATGATAAAACATATAAAAACATTATTGAATATAATCCAATAGAAGACAAGACTACAAATTTAAAGTATGGTCAAATAGGGGATTCAATAACATATTTATATGACAACAAATGGGAAACTTCGTATGACGATAGAAATACAGCAGATGGAAGAACCGGATATAAAAACGAAAATGGATATGGAGTTTTATTTGCAAAATATATAGGTGTTTCTTATGAAAATCATTATCCACAGGGGGCAAATGGTAGAACATTTTGTGATTATTACGATGAATGGGAAGAGGGGCATTGGACGTTCCCAAATGGTATAAACATTTGGACTATATTTTTAGGTACAAATGATTGGGGTACAGAAAGACACCCATTAGGAACAAAAGATGATTATCTAAATAATACATATTCTTCGGGTAACCGAACTACATACGGAGCAATAAGAAAAATTGTTGACAAAATCAGAAGCCAAAATGATGGAAAAGTTACACCACGGATTATATTTATGACACCAATGCAAAGAGGTTGTTTCGCATACGGTGACAATGCAAGTTCTACATTTATGAAGTCTGCAATTAAGATAGGAGAAAACGCACAATGGGAATACGTTCAAAATAGTTACGGATTCACATTAAAAGATGTTGTAGATGCAATCAAATGGGTGTGTGAGTACGAGTCATTTAGATGCGTTGATTTATTTAACAACAGCGTAGTTGATAAAAAATATTTGAATATGTCACAAACATGGGAAGAATTAGAACCAAATTATCCAAGTAATTGGATATATCAAGACACATTGTATGACAATTTGCACCCAACGGCAGGGGTAGGAACTAAAAAAATTGCAGGTAGATTGATAGATGAATGTAAATATGATTTTTACGATTTAGTGTAAATAAAAAATAGTTTATTAATATGGAAAGAATATTTAATTGGGAACAATGGCGTATTATTGCCATTTCCACGGTTAGCCCGTTATTTGGGTATGTAACCCCGACAAAGGGTTTTG